GGTGCATCGACCAAGAACGCCAACCCGAATACATACCCCCAAATCTTCAGCCCCCAGTCATCTCCATCATCGCAATCGACCCCTCCCCCACCCAATTCTGGGGACTCATCTGGATGCTGTACCAGCCCGAACACAACCTGTATCACGTTATAGATGTTCAGCGCACCAAACTCACCGCCGAAAACCTCCTCGGCTACAACACCACCACCCAGGAATACACAGGAATCCTCGAAGAATGGTGCAACCGCGCATACGACCTCAACCACCCCGTCACCCACATCATCGTCGAAATCAACGCCGCCCAACGCTTCCTCCTCCAACATGACTTCGTCCGCAAATGGGAAACTATGTGGTCATTGAACATCCTCCCCCACACCACCAGCCGCAACAAACTCGACCAAAACCTAGGAATCGAAGCCATCCTCCCACCCCTCGTGCGCTCCTCTGCACTCCGACTTCCATCCATGAGAGGCAACTGGAAAACCCTCGCCCTCGTCGACGAACTCTGCAAATGGACACGAGACAAAAAGAATGGCACCGACTTAGCCATGGCGCTCTGGTTCGCCTGCCTCCACGCACCCAACCTCGTCACCGTGAAACGCCCACCACGTCAATGGCGACCTTCATGGATATAACACAACTGTGTATGCTATAAGCCACAACCAAAATTTTTGAGGATGACGAGTGGCGAAAACCGTTGAAGAAATTGTAGCGCTGTACAAATCACGACGCGAAGCACAAGGACCAGTCCTCGCGCAAATGCGCCGCGTCCGCGACCTCGCCAACGGCGACATCATCGTCCCACTCAACGAACTTGACCGCAACGCCAAATCCTCTGTAGCCAACCTACTGGTTCAAGGTCTCGACCAGACCTCCATGCGAGTCGCATCAACCATGCCACTCCCATACTTCCCACCAGTCAAAGAAGGAAACGAACGCTCCAAAGAACTCGCTCGCACCCGACGCAAAGCAATGCTCTCCATTTGGGATAGCAACAAGATGGATTTGAAACTCCGTCGACGCGCACGCCACCTCCTCGCATACTCCAGCGCACCAGTCATGCTGCGCCCCAACTTCAAAACCTTGACCCCACAGTGGGCAACCCGCAACCCGCTCGACACCTACGCCGCACCATCCGACGACCCAGACAACATGGTGCCAGACGACTGCATCTTCACCTACATGAAGCCTGCATCATGGCTCTTCCAAAACTACGGTGAACAAGTCATCGGACGCCTTCGCTTAGGAAAAATCCGACACGACACCCAATACATGATTCTCGAATACGTCGACGAAAACGAAATCGTTTGCTGCGTCATGGGACCAGAAAACACCGAGGTGCTCTCCCCAGAAGAACGAGCAGGACTTGAAGTAGTCGAACTAGAGCGCATGCCAAACCGCGCCAACATGCCACTCGCAGTTGTCCCACAACGCATCTCCCTCGACCTTCCACGCGGACAGTTCGATGGAATCATGGGCATGTACTACACCCGCGCACGCCTCCAGGCACTCACCGAGATTGCGATTGAACGCGGCATCTTCCCCGACGAATACCTCGTCGCACGCCCTGGCGAGAATCCAGAAATCATCCAGATTGCAGACGGCAAGACTGGACAACTTGGTGTCGTCAAGGGTGGAGACATTCAGCAGTTGCAATCCAACCCTGGCTACAAGACCGATGTTGCGCTCGACCGACTTGAGCGACAGGAACGACTTGAGGGTGCTATCCCAGCAGAGTTCGGTGGCGAATCAGGCACCAACATTCGCACGGGGCGCCGCGGAGAATCCATCCTCTCGGCAACCGTCGACTTCCGTGTACAAGAAGCACAATCTATCTTCGCCCAGTCCCTTCTCGAAGAAGACAAGATTGCTATCGCAATCGAAAAAGCATATTGGGGTGGGGCATCAAAGTCATTCTTCATGCCAGGACGCCAGTCCGTCGGCAAGATTGACTACGTACCAAACAAGGTATGGGAAACCAACTTCCATTACGTCAACTACCCATCATCGGGTGCAGACGTCAACGGTCTCATCGTCGGTCTCGGACAGCGCCTCGGAACAGGACTTATGTCGAAGGAATCTGCGCGTGAAGCCGACCCGCTCATCACCGACCCAGAACTCGAAAAGGACCGCATCACCGCCGAATCCGTCGAAGCCGCACTGCTGTCCTCCATTCAGGCACAAGCAGCCGACCCGAACGGACCATACCAACCAGACGACCTCGCCTACCTCACCAAGTTGACCGTCGAAGAAAACGTCCCACTACACGAAGCGGTGCGTCGCACCAACGAGCGTGCCCAGCAGCGACAGGCAACCCCTGTAGAGCCAGGCGCAGCAGAAGCAATGCCAGGTCTCGCTATGCCAGGAATGGGAGCAGAAGCCCCAATGCAAGGACCACCACCAGGCATTGAAGGACTGCTATCCCAACTTGGCGGACCACAGGCGGGAGCAGCACAACCACCAGGAACACCAGGAAGCGTTCTCTCACTCGCATCAAGGCTGGGATAAATGGCAAAAAATTATCCAAACCGTTCCGACCTACGGAACCCCGCAAAGAAACTTGCTGTCCAAACCGCCCCATCGTCACAGTACGGTGAAGCGGCAGCATCACAACGTGCACAACAGGCTGTACCAATGGCACCATCCCCAACCGCGGCTGTCGACACCACGCCAACCGCACCACGTCCACGCCCAACACCAGGACAGTTCGGCGGATTAGACCGACCAACAGAACGCCCCCAAGAACCATTGACTGCTGGCGCACCTTTCGGACCAGGACGCACCCCTTCAACCCCAGGATTCGTTGCTCCACGCAACAACGACCCAGTCCTCAACGAACTCCGTGCCCTTTATGCACAGTTCCCGTCAGAAGATTTGGCTGACATGCTTGACTCTTACATTCGAGAAGGATACTGATGGTCGGTGGACTTAGCGCATTTGACCCTGTAAACAGAGACCAAAACGACAGGGACGCCAAATACAACATCGAAGAACAAAAAAAGTTCTCCAGCACGGTCACCCCACAACAGGCGCAAGCAGCAGCACAAATCTACAGAAACAGCCCATACATCCCTGCGCGAGTCATCCTCGACTTAGCAAAAGCGGGAGCATCGCAGCAGGCAATCGACGCAATTTCCCAGGTGTCCGCACAGAAATACGTGCAGAACAATCAGCCAAACCCGCAACCAAAAGAATCATGGTTCGCCCGTAACGTCTACGGCAAGGCTAAGGCTGCATCACGCTGGACGTTCGCAGCACTGCAGTTCGCACCAGACATCGCACAAAACGCAGCATCACAAGTCTTTTCAGGCAACGACCCAGCGGGTGTTGATGGTTGGTTCGCGTCAACGCAACTTGGTGCAATGGCATCAGGCAAAGACGCTGGACGCGGATTCTTTCTCGGTGGAGAAGCAGCAGACGACCAGGCTGAAAAAGCCCGCCAGTTCCGAGGGACCATCAACGGGCACGCATGGACAATCGGACGTGGCGCAGCAGACATTGTCTTCACACCAGGCTCACGTGAATATTCCCTTCTCTCTGGCTTCCTTGACGCCGCCGTTCAAATCTATGCAGACCCAACCATGTATCTCGGACAGGCATATAAGGCTGCTAAGACTGGTCAAGAAGCAAAGGGACTTATTGGAACCAAAGGAATCTCACAGAAGATTGCAAATGTTCTAACCGAACGCGGTCTTGTGGACACGGACAAGATTGAAAAGATAACCAATGAAGTCGCAGACATTGCAGGAAAGATTGCGAGAAATGATGCAGGTCTGACATCTGCAGAAATGGCGACATTCAACTCGTCCAAGTTCTCTCTTTGGTTTGATTCAAATAGCAAAGCAGGACGCATGGCGGCACGTATCTCTGAATATGCCGCAGAAGCAACCCGCAAGATTGCTGACAATGCGTTGACTGGACTTGCCGCACAACGCGAACGCGCTAAAGCCGCAGCAAAAATTCTTCAAGACTTCCCAGAAGGTTCAATCGACTTGGAGACCGCTCTCCGTTTCGCTAACGCAGATGACCCACTAAAAGTAAAAGCAACACTCGCATCTGCAGCCAACCTCAAAGGAACGACTGTTACACAACTCGGAGAGATTCGTGGACTTGGCGCAACCCAAGCCCTCAAAGAACGCGTCCCGCTTTACCGCACCTGGCGTAATAGTAAGTGGGCATCAGAAATCCCAACCGAATCGGTAATCATCAACGGCACCACCATGGACCGCACCCGCGGCGCATTGAACTACCAGAAATTTTTGAAAGGACTTGGCTGGGATAAAAGCACCGTTGTAACAGACAAAATTGCCGAACTAAAAACCGCAGTCGATAACGCAGTAGCAAATCAAAGCCTCGTCTTCAAATTCAATGGCAAAGAATACAACCTAATAGAAGCAGGCGCATTACAACGTGACCTCGAAAATCTTACACATGACAACTTTGTCAGCGATGCTATTGCCACTCTTTCAAGTGGTGACGTTGCTACACGACGCACAGCAATGGAACAACTGCATGAACGCTTCAACCGTATAATTTCGCTTGCCGTCGGCGGAGATGAAGACGTAACAAAACTCGCATACGACCTTGGTAAAAAAGAAATTGCCAGACTACGCGCATACGCTGTCGATGAAGCAGGGAACATTACCGACGGTGGAGCGTTCCAGTTCCTTCGCGATTTCTTGCCGCCAGACCAACTGCAGCGACTTGAATCAAAATTCAACCCAGAAGAACTAGCACGTCTGCGGTTCTCTGACCCGCAATCCCTTGTCCAACTCATCGACAACATGTATGTCATGCCCGACTACCGCAAGTATCGCGCACTTGCTGGAAACAAATGGATGAATGGCGTTCTTAGAAACGCATCAGGAGACCAGCGCAAACTTCTTGCCGCAGCAGAAGAACTCCAGCAAGAAGTATGGAAGCCAGTCATCCTCGCTACGGGTGGCTACATCGTCCGCAACATGATTGACTCCCATATCCGCATTGCTGCATCTGGGTACCAAGGCTTCTTCAGCCACCCATTCCAATACCTACAAGCCGTAATGGGAAAGACTTTTATTGGTGCGCTTACCACGGGGGAGAATGGGCGAGTTCGTACGTTCGAAGACCTTGGTCCAGAATTTGCTCGACAGTTCCGCGACGACATTATTGAACAGCATCGCCAAGCAAGTGGTGCAACTGTGTACCAATGGTTGGACGACCCAATTCACGCAAACGAAAATCTGTGGCGTAGCGAAAACTGGATGTCAATAAACCGCGGAAACGACCCAGCCGCACACACCCTTGGCTATGTCGACAACCTCGGTCAACTCCGCGCCGACCCCATCCACTCACGCATGGCAATGTGGTGGGACCTCCCAGCCGAACAACGCCAAGCCAACATGGTCAACTGGCTCAACAGTGAAGATGGCGCAAAATCAAAACAAGCCATCCTTGAATACTTCAAGCGCGGACGCCGAATCCAGGACCCAGTAACGGGACGCTCAGTATTCGAAATCATCGACGTTACTGACGATGTTGCCCTTGCTGCCTGGATTGACAAAACATCTACAGCACACGTATCGAATGTGTTGCGTGCCGAAAACGTCGTCGGTCCAGTCGACAAAGACCTCCGATTCATTGTCGCCCACGACAGGGTCCCTCTGCTTGAAGATGTGCGCGACCCACAAGGAGTCCTCATCGACGTACGAGTAGCGGACGAAGTTGGCGATATTCCGCTAGACACCGTCACCTACGCAAAGGGCGAAACCAGCAAGTCTCTTGGGGCAAATGTTGTTCTCGACGATGGACGCGAAGGCGTAATCACCAAGATTGAACGACGTCAAGTTCCAGACCCATTCAACCCAGGTCAAACCGTCGAACGCGAATTTGCTACCGCCCAACCTGTCGCCAAGGGTCGCGCATTTACGTCTAAACAAAACGATGCCGCCCTGCTCGGCAGCGACGCTCACCGCGAGTTCATCAACTGGAAGGGCGCACAAGGCAAGTTGTCACAAAACATCACTGTCGCGCAACGTATCGAACCAGGTAAAACAAAGGGACTCGCTCGCATCCACGATGCATATCAGGCTGGTGTCGGCTGGTTCTTCAACAATGTTGTCGGCGTTGCACAAAGCAAGTTGGAGCGTTCACCATTGTGGCGTCAAGCGTTTTACAAGCACGTATCTGAAAACGCAAACTTGCTCTCCCCATCGGAACAAGCACTTCTCAAGTCGAACATTGAAGATTACGTAGTGCAACTCAACGCCGACCTTGTGGCAGACGGCAAAAAGGCTAGTGTCACCGTACAAAAGTATGTCGGTGGCGAAGACATTTACAACAAAATCTTCGGCAAAGTATCAACGGGTGACGCTACTGTTGCCGAACTCGAAGCATACGGTGGACGAGTTGCATCCAAGGAAACCCAGCGGATTCTTTACGATGCCCACAAGAAGAACAACCTCGAAGACATGCTGCGCGTGCTCGCCCCTTTCGCTACAGCATTTCGTGAAACCCTCGGCAAGTACACCCAGTATCTTGTCGAGGACCCATCCAGAATCCGCAAGACTCAACTCGTCTTCAATGCAGTGAATAACAACAACCAGAACCCAGATGACCTGGGATACGGATGGTTCCAAAAAGACGAAGCCAGCGGCAAACATACCTTCAATGTCCCGCTCGGTGGATGGATTGGACCAATGCTTCAATTCCCTGTCAGGGGAGCGTTCCAGGTTGCGAACCTTCCTGGCGTCGGACCAGTCGCACAAATTGCGGCAAGCCAACTCATCCCAGATACCCCGAACCTCGACTTCGTACGTAAGATGATTCTGCCTTACGGCAAGCAAGGCGTCTCCACGCTTGCCCCACAATGGGCACGTCGTGGAATCGAAGCAATCCGCGCAAACACGACAGACATGTCTACGGTCTTTGGTCAGACCTACGCAGACGTCGCCAAGTATTTGGTCCAGAGCGGCGAGTACGACATGACCGACCCGAACGATGCCGCAAAGATGTATGCGGATGCAAAGAATAAGGCACGAGTTTTGGCTGGGTTGCGGGCATTGTTTCAGTTCACGGGACCGACCAGCCCACAAATTGACTTCCGTCTTGAAACCGATGGCGGGGACATCATGGCGTCCGCACTCTCACAAGAGTATTACAAACTTCAGAGTGAGAACCCCAGCACCGCCGCCCAAGAGTTCATCAAGAAATTCGGTGACGACGCGTTCGCATATCTCAGTTCTAAGACAGAATCCGTCGCTGGCGGTCTCGAAGTTTCTGACGCGTTCGGTGACTGGCAACGTAGAAACGGCGACCTGTTCGAACAGTACAAGAGCGTGGCAGGATACTTCGCCCCAAGCGGCGACGACTTCTCCTTCGAAGTATTCAACCGCCAAATCCAAAGAGGTGAACGTCGTCGACTTACACCAGCAGAGATGGTCGCTGCCGCCCAATACAGAATGGGCATGTCCATCTACCGTTCTAAGCGGGCAGAACTTGGCGACAAACTCAGCAAAGAACAACGTGACTGGCTCGCACAGTGGCGCGTCTACCTCAACCAGCAATACCCAGGATTCCCAGCCAAAGCACAGTTCAACCCTGGCGAATTCGACAAGATTATCGGCGACCTCAAGCGAGCCACAGAGGATAACCGCCTCGCCGACAACGACATTGCTGGAGCCGTACGCCAATACCTGGACGCCCGTGACAAAGCACTATCACAAGCCGCTGCTAGCGGACTGTCAGGCTTGTCTTCGGACCGCGCTCTACCTCTCCGCGAGTGGCTGAGTAGTATTGCTAACACACTCATCAAGCAAACTCCAGAATTCTCACGCATCTTCGAAGATAAACTTTCAGCAGAGGTAGACTAATGTCGGACACAGGAACAGGGCAGGGCACGGCACAGCCATCATCCACGCCCCCATCAATCGGCACTGGCTCAAGTTCGGCGCTCAGCCCAACCACCAAACTGCCGCGCCGCGTAGTCAAGGTAGTCGGAGATGTCAAGATTGACCCGAACGATATTGTCGATTCGGTAACCGTATCCCCTCAGGAAGCGACCTCTGCACGTATCCGTCAAAGTTCTGGCGGTTTCGGCTATATCGGACAGAACCTTGTCGATGCGAACGGTTCACTTGTCCGCGGTCAGTACGACCCAGAAACCGAAGCATACGACATTCTTGTCAACCTAGGCGACACAAACGAACGCCTCACGAAACTCCAGGCACTCAAGAATCGTGGACTCTACGGCTCCGCTAAAGTCAGTGTCACTGGGTTTGACAGCCAAGATTTGTCTGTCGCTAAAGACCTTGCTCGATTCGCTAACTCACGTGGCGTTACGGCAGATGTTGCTTTCAACATGCTTCTTACCGAAGTTGCCCCACAGGGCACTGGTCGCAAGATTCGCACGACAGCAAAAGAAGACATCCGTCAAACATTCCGCACCGTAGCCCGTAACACTCTTGGTCGTGAACTCACGCCAGAACAAGTAGAGCGTTTCGTCAAAGCCTACGAAGGAATGGAAATTACCGAAGGAACTGGTGGCGCAGCGGCTCCAACAATCCAGAACGCAGCACAGGCTGCCATCGAAACACAGTACGGTGCTGAAGCCAGCGCTGTCGGCATGCTTTCATTGTTTGACCTGATGGACCAGAAAATCAAAGGACTTGCATAATGGCAGCACAAGACGACCTCAAGGTTCTTGAAGAACTTATCAAGGACCCGAATCTCCGCCTTGGCGGTTCAGTCAAATACAAGAACAAGTTTTACACCCTCGCTCAACTTGTCGCCAAAAGGGACGAGGTAGCAAAAAAAATTCAGCAAGAAGAAAGCGCTGCGACACAACAAGAACAGGCTGGTCGCATAGTAACAAGGGAACAAAAGGCTGCGGCTAAAGCCCGTGTCGGCGAGATTGCCCAGGCTCGTGGACGCCTTGATGCAGCGATAGGAAATCTCAATATCGCTATCGACAGAGGTGGGGACATTGAAGGCGCGCAAAAAACCCTTGGCGAGGCGTACCGTGACTTGCAGCGCATCAACCCTGGCGACAAGATGCTCGAAGGCGTATCCATACCAACTTTGTCCCGTGGCGGTCAGCAACGCGAGGGCGGTACTGGTACAACCGCAACTGGGATTTTGGGTCCAGCCGACATCCGTGCTGCTGAACAGGCAACTGTTTTGGCGAACGAAGATTCGGCAAATTTGACGGTTGTCAAGACAAATGAAATTATCAAGAACGGTTACAGAATCCGAGTTGAAACCCTATCGAACGGGTCAACCCGTGAGATTACCCTTGGGAAAGTTTCTGACTCTGGTGGGGGCAACGGCGGTGGCGGCGGCGGTGGAACTGGTACTGGTGTAGCACCAAAAGCACCGAAGACTGGCAAGACAGGAGACGTAACCGCACAAGCAACGACCGACTGGGAAACCTCATTCCGCACAAACTTCCCATCACGCTCATGGATTCTCACCGATGTCGACCGTGCTAAGTACCCGCAACTATTTGCCTTGCTCGCCAAAGCGGACAGGGACAAAATGTACGACTCTGCTGAGGGTCAAAAACGTTTTCTCGCGGAACTTGAAGCAACCGACTACTACAAAGAACTCGCAACATCTGGCAAGGTCCGTGAAATCAAGGCTATTGTCGGCGACCTCGGGTTCGAGTCCACAGACTTCACCCGTTTCGTCAACCAGTCAATCAACTTCGGCTGGACTGGCGACCGTCTCAAGCAAGAAACCTACAAAGAAGTATTCCGCAAAAACCCAGACGGCACGTATGCCAACCCAACCGCAGTCACTCGCGCAACCAAGGGCGCTGACTATCTCAGCGTCGGCAACATAGCCAAGGCATACTTCAACACCGCATCCGAAGCAGGAATCCAAAGCGTCCTCACGGGTGTTATCACTAACGACGACTTCGCTCGTCAGCAACGTGAAATCGCCAAGACCCGCTACGGTCATCTCTCCGACCTAATTGACCAAGGCGTCACCCTTGATGACCTATCCGCTAGTTACAAGTCAGCCGCATCCAAGTTGCTTGAACTGGACCCGAACGCGATTGACATGTCTGAAGCCCAATACGAAATAGCCCTTGCATACGGTGGCGAGAACGGTCAGAAGCGCACCATGACCACTGGAGAATGGGAACGACTGCTTCGCACCGATTCCCGTTACGGGTGGGAAAAGACCGAGAACGCCAAGGATGAGGCACGTTCACTTGCAACTAATATTGCTCAGGCATTTGGGAGAATTATCTAATGTCAATGACCTCGCCTTTTTCTGAAATCACAATGGATGCTGGCGCCCGCGCCGCACAACTCCGAACACCAACAGAAGGACTTGTTACACGTGATTCGACGATTGTTGAACCAGTCAATGTGACGCGGGACAAATGGGGACGTCTCCCTGGGGACCCTGATTATGGCAAGGACCCACAAGGCGGTGGCGGAGGTGGCGGCACTGGTGTCCGTGTCATGTCCGATACGGAAACCGCTACCACTATTCTTCAGAACACCCTCAAGTACTACGGGCTGGATGACCCTGAATTGGTGACTTCAATCAAGAGCGCTCTCGCAAACCGAATCATCACAGGCAACTCAACGGTGGATGAAATTGGTGTGCAACTCCGTGAAACCCCAGCGTTCCAAAAGCGCTTTGCCGCGAACGAAGCACGACGAGCCGCAGGCAAACCCGCCTACTCTGTTAGCCAATACCTCCAACTTGAATCCTCATATCGCAACACGCTCCGTGCCGCTGGCATGCCAGAAAACTTCTATGACACCCCAGAAGACTTCCAGCGCTTCATCGCCAACGACGTCTCCCCAGACGAAATCCAGTACCGTGTCCAGCAGGGCTACCAGGCTGTACAGGAAGCAGACTCGACTGTTGTCAACGAACTCAAGACCCTTTATGGTCTCAAGGACAGCGAGATTGCAGCCTTCTTCATTGACCCGAACCGTGCCCGTGACAGCGTTGTTCGAGCAGCACGAGCCGCAGAAGTAGCAGCCCAAGCCCGTACCCAGGCAGGCATCGGATTGGAAGCCGCACAAGCCGAACGTCTCGTCCAGCAAGGAATCACCGAACGCCAAGCACAAGTCGGATTCCAACAAGTCCAACAGGCACAAGAGTTGCTCTCACCAATCGGCGGAGAAGAAGCACTCACCCAACAGCAACTCATTGAGGGCGTACTTGGCACCTCTGGTCCCGCAGTACAACGAGTAGAAACCACGCGACGTCGCCGACGCGCATCATTCGAACAAGGCGGAGCCGCGGCACTCGGTCAAGTCGGGCAATAGTTGCATCCTGTCTTACGACCGATTACTGTAACTACTGATACTTTCGAGTAGGAACCTGTGCGGGCGCCCCCCGACCCGCACGGCGCATATGGGGTGTACTAATCAACAAACAGCCATCACGACCCTCCAGCGTGATGTGGGTAAAAGGAGAGTGCCATATGTCACAGTTTGACAACTACGACAGCGAAGACCAGATGGAAGAAACCGAAACCCGTAACCCAGTTCGGGCAAGGATGAAGCAACTGGAAAAGGAAACCGAAGCCTTGCGAAAGCAGGTAGCGGAAGCCGAAGCCGCAAAGAGAGAACTGACCTTCGTCAAGGCGGGCATCGACCCGAATGACCCGAAGTTCAAATACTTTCTCAAAGGCTACGACGGTGACCTTACCCCAGAAGCCATCAGGGAAGCCGCTGCCGAGGCGCAGTTGATTTCTACACCACCATCACCCGACCAGACGGATGAGGCGAAAGCGTGGAACCGTACCGCAAAAATTGCGGCGGGTTCACAAACCGCACAGCCGCCAGTTGATTGGGCGAGAAGGTTGCAGGAAGCAACATCGCCACGGGAAGTTGAGCAGATTCTTGACGAGGCACGAACAGCACTTCAAAATCCGTAACAACTAACAAAGGAAACAATCAACATGGCAGGCGAAACCACAACCTCGTCCCTCTCTGTTGACCAGGTTGCATTTGACCGCCTCGCGTATTTCGCGTTGCGTTCGGAACTCCTGTTCGACCAGGCAGCAGACGTTCAGCCAACCCAGCAGGCAATGCCTGGCTCGGGCGTCACATTCACCATCTTCGCAGACATCGCAGCCGCGACGTCGACCCTCAACGAGGTCACCGACGTCACCCCGACCGCGCTTGCTGACAGCCAGGTGACCGTCACCCTCTACGAGTACGGCAACGCAGTCGTCACCACCGCAAAGTTGCGTGGCACCGCGTTCCTCGACGTCGACTCCGCAGCAGCCAACATCATCGGCTACAACGCTGGCGACTCGATGGACCAGGTCGTCCGCGAAGTTCTCGCAGGCGGAAGCAACGTCGTGTACGCAACGGGTGGCAGCACCACCCCGTCCAGCCGCACCACGGTTGCCGCAGAAGACATCATCGCCGCTGACGACGTCCGCAAGGTTGTCGCACAGTTGCGCGGAGCCAACGTCGCCACCTTCAACGGTGACTACATGGGCTTCATCCACCCAGACGTGTCGTACGACTTCCGTTCGGCAACCGACGCAGCAGCATGGCGCACGCCAGCAAACTACGTCAACCCAGAGGGCATCTACAACGGCGAAATCGGCAAGTTCGAGTCGGTTCGTTTCATTGAGACGCCACGCGCCAAGGTGTTCGAGAACGCCTCGGACGGCTCTGGTTCAACGGGAACGGTGGACGTGTACTGCACGCACATCATGGGACGTCAGGCTCTCGCCAAGGCGTTCTCGACGCAGGACGGAAACGGCGCAGTGCCGAAGATTGTCCGCGGCAACGTCACCGACTACCTCATGCGCTTGCAGCCTTTGGGCTGGTACTGGCTGGGTGGCTACGGTCGCTTCCGCGAGGCTTCGCTCCGTCGCATCGAATCGTCTTCGAGCATCGGCACGAACTAACTAGACCCAGTCTGGTTTAGAGAAGCCCCCTGCTTCGGCGGGGGGCTTTTCTATTTGCTACACTCTTAGCGATGTCAATTTCCAACTACGCCGAAAACGCATTACTTGACACTCTAAGGAATCAGTCGTTTGCTGTCACAACCACCTACGTCAAGTTGCACACTGGAGACCCAGGGGAAGATGGGACTGGCAACGCAGCCACCGAGACTACTCGTAAAGCGGTTTCGTGGTCGGCTGCTTCGTCGGGTTCGATGGCTTCTTCTGCGACTCTTGAATGGACCAACGTCGCGGCAACTGAAACGTACACACATTGGTCGCTTTGGGACAATGCTTCTTCGGGTAACTGTTTGTGGTCTGGCGCTCTGTCTTCTTCCGCCGCTGTTACTGCTGGCGACACGTTCCAAATCACTTCTCTCACCCTGTCGCTCGACTAGCCGCTAGGGGATAACCCCTTATGGCTATCACTGCGGTAACAGGATTTACAGAGGGATTCGTTGACACACACCCGTTTTATCGGGCGACCTACTTCCGCACAATTTCCAGAACTGCCACAGGTCCAGGGAACGGCACACAGCAAACCGCATCAGGGCGCGTGGTCAGCCGCCTTGACCGTCTCGTCGACTACCACACAGGTTTCTACGGTAACGGCGGACGTTTCTATCTTGGCGTACGAGCGACCATCACTGTCACTGCCACTGCCACAGGTACGGGCACGGCGTCTTCCACAGCCAACGTCCTCAAGCAACGCACCGCTACGGGTTCTGGTACTGGCTCAGGGACAGCAACCAGAAAACTTGTAGCCATCCGCAACGCTACTGGTTCTGGCACGGGCAGCGCATCATCCGCAGAAAATGTTATTCGCTTCTACAGGCGCACGGCAACTGGCTCAGGAACAGGCACATCGCAAGCACCAGGTGTTCGTGCTGTCGTAAGACTGGCAACAAGTTCAGGCGTAGGTTCAAGTACGGCAGATTGGAATATCAACCCTGTCCGCAC